TGACGCATTCGCCGCACTTCAGAAGAAGATAGCATAACAACTCCCAAAGAGCCTCGGTGCTTCGGCATCGAGGTTTTTTTATGCTTATCTCTACAAACAAGGTTGATACCAACCACAAGATATAGTAGTGTAGATACATGGAGAACAGAATGAAATTAATTACCAATATATTTTTGTTTACACTAATAATGTTATACACATTAAGTTGGACGAACGTACTCTGGAATCTTACAGGGTATAGAGAGTTAACCATGTGGTATTGGATTGCATGGTTTGGAGGCGCAGTTTACTAAGCGCAATCATTCAAGAGAAGGAGAACAGACATGAATGATATGACACTAAACGAGTGGGACTTCCCTGTAGATACATACGATTTATGGGCATCCCCAACACTCGCTGATAAAAAAGATATTGAAGTACCTCAATCAATGGCTCGCGCTATTGTGCGTACAGATACAAACGAAGTTCTTGGTGTGCATGGTAAAAAGTACAAAGCTATCAGGCACGATGATGTTGTCAACAGTGTGTTCGATGCTGTGCGCGATGCCAACCCAAGCAGAGATTACAAATATAAAGTAGAAACATTTGACAATGGCGCAAAGTTACGAGGCACAATAGACTTTCCTGACCTTGTTATTGAACCTGCCATTGGCGACCACATCCACTTCCAAATTGTATTCTTCAACAGCTACGATGGCTCTTGGGCATTCGGGCAACAAGCCCAAGGCCTACGGCTCTGGTGTCTCAATGGATGCACATCCCCTGACACCATTGCCAAGACAGTTGCCAAACACACCACCAACGTCAACGTCCAATCATCTGCCGCCAAGATACAGGTCGGCCTCGATGCTTTCTTTAATTCAAAAGATACATACCAAGATTGGATGCGTCATCATATCACAATGGAAGAAGCAGAACTGTTTTTAAAGAATACGCTGTGTGATGTACGCACCAACACAACAGAAAAGAAACACAACTTCAAACAACTAGACGCATTGATGGGTGAATGGAGACACAACACAAAGCATCTAGGTACTAACAAGTGGGCGTTGTACAACACCATGACAGCATGGGCAACGCACACTGATGAGTCACGCAGTCCTGCACAAACACGCAGACTTCGTGAGAACCAAGTGGCGAGAGCCGTACCACAACTAACTCATGTATAAGGAGAACACATGACTATCTCATTTATAAGACAAATAGAAGATGCTCTTTATCAAGTAGACCGCTTAACTGAAAGAGCTAAAAAAGATAACAGCGAGTTTCAATGGCGCATTGATTCAGCAAGATTGTCTTTGCAATCTATAGCAAATACATACCATGAGTGCTTGCATAGAGACAGCACAGAAGACTCAACATACACACCACCACTGAAGGAGATTAAATAATGAAGGGCTATCGTGTAGCAAAGAACATTCCTGTGCCAGAACCAAGAGGCAGAAAGAAACTGTACGACTTCCCTGACCTTGAGGTTGGGGAGTCATTCCTCGTAGCGAGTAAGTCTGAAGTCTTGTCGGCTCGCAAACGACTAGCAAATAAAGGTCAGCAAATGGTCAGCCGTAAGATGGGTGAAGACAACTGGCGCATATGGAGAGCAAGCTAATGTCATTGATGCAACAACGACACTTTGAATACCTAGCTGATAAGGTTGCCCCTCTTATGGGGTGGCCTACTCAGATAGTAACAATGGCAGATAGACTTGCCGACACCAACCCACGCTTCGACAAAGAGAAGTTTCTTGAACGAGCAATGCAAGCTTGGGAAGAGGCGCACCCACCACAGGATATTGATGATGAGATTCCGTACTAACTTTGAAGGCAATAAACTACATGATGAATTGTATGAGTGCAGAAGTTGCGGCAAACAATACGAATCATACAATGCACTACACCATCCTGACGAACACACTGGCGGCTACTGCTGGTGTGGGTCAGACGATATCAAAGTTCTTATTTACAAAACTATTTATCAGGAATTGTGGGTAGAAGATACTGCATCAGTAGATGATGTGTTGGAAGTGGCTCTTGAATTAGAGACGTGGGAGGTGGCAGACCATGCCATACGAATTAATGGAGAACAAAAATGAACGACCTATTTGAAACACCAGCATACAAACTTGTACGCCGTGAAGACCCAAGCACTAGTCATGATGCGGCTGAGAAGCTTGACGTTAGTACAATGGAGCGTGTCGTATACCGTGTTATTGAAAGCTTTGGTAATGACGGATGTATATCTGATGATGTATTAGACTTGCTTGCTGGCTACAGATACAGCACAGTTACCGCACGTTATAAGCAGTTAAAAGAAAAAGGTCTTGTGATTGTAGACCACCGCAAGCGTTACGCACAAAGCGGAAGGCAACAGCTTGTAATGTGGGCAAGTAAACATTACACGGAGGCTGAAGATGCAATGCCCGAAGTGCAAAAGTAAAGCAATACGAGTAGCAGACTCTAGGCCAGAGCCAAAGCTAGTGCGTAGGCGTAGAGTTTGCGAGTCTTGCAATCACAGATTCTCAACTATTGAACGGCTGGCTGAAGTCCCCAAACAACGCAAGCCAGCCGTGAAAAAAACGCCCACTGCACCAAAAATAAGAAAGACAAAAAAGTATAATGAGTGGCGTAACATTGACCACATAACAGACGAAGAGTTAGAGGCTATGATTATGGATGGTGACTATGATTAATGGCTATGAAATTATGGTTCACCAACTAATCAAGCGTAGACATGAGCTTGGTTTATCACAAGAAGCACTATCATTTAATATAGGGTGTGCTAAATCTTTAATTCATAAATGGGAGCAGTACAAACGTGTACCTTCTGGGTTCATGCTTGGCTGTTGGGTAGAAGCACTTGGCTTACAAATCACCGTCCAAGAAAAAAGCAAAGAAAGCGAGACAAAAAGTCTCCAGCTATAACAAAACAGGCGTTGCTCAAGAGTGTGAGTATTGCAAAACAAAAACGCATTGGTTTGTCGTGTTAGCAAGCGGTTCACTATATTGCACAGATTGTATGGAGTATTACGGATGGCAACATCTCAGCGCAGAAAAGGAAGCTATCACGAAACAAAAGTCCTCGAATGGCTACAAAAGCTCGGCTTCAAAACGAAGAAGCAACCTCTCTCGGGACAGTTGGGAGGAGAATATAGAGGCGACCTCCTCCTCGAAATCGGAGGACAACAGTTGGTAGTTGAAATAAAATACAGAGATGGTGGCTCGTTCCCAAGTCCATTCACTGTGTTAGATGAACGTGACCTAGCTATATACAAACGCAAGACAGGCACACCCAAGTCTGTTGTAATTATAGATACAGAAATATTTGAAGAACACTTTGCTCCATTGTTACTTGCATCTGAAGAAAAGAAACAGCGAGCAAAGAGAAAGAAAGTACCACCATACTGGCAACCCACTGATGAGTTGCTTGAATCAATTAACGAAACACTAAAGGAGGATATCAATCATGTCGATGAAGCACATCGGTTCTGCAATTACCATGTCGGGAAAAGGTCGAGCTTCACTAGCATCGACCTCGCCTACAGAAAATGGTGCGCTAACGCCGTTAAGTTCAGAAAAGAAAACGAAAGCAGTGGCAAGAATGCTACAGGTAAACGACCCAAGTCAGGTGGACAAGAGCCTAATTTCTTCTCTGGAATCGTTGACGGGCTATCCAGTGATTGAGAACAGCCGTGTGCTGTACAAGAGCCACGGCATTGACATTGATATACGCGGCTACTCAATCAAGGTAGATGATGAGGATGTATGCGACAAAGCAATAGAAGCAGTGCAGTCTTCACTTGTACCTATGCCTGTTGATGATATCAAGAAGCAGTTGATTGTATTGTCTACACTAGTAGTCAAGCCATCTGGTGAGGGTGCGGCAGACATGAGTGTTCGCATTAACTCTATATCTAATCAGCTAATGGAGTTCCCAGCAGACATTGTAAACAAAGCAATACAGAATGTGTCACGCGAGACTACATTCTGGCCAGCATATGCTGAGTTCTACAAACACATTGGCTTTAAACTAAAGAAGCGGTTGAAATTATTGGAGGCTTTGACTGCAAAGAAACTTGCATTCCTACAACAAAAACAGTAGTCTATACAAAGGAGAACAGACATGAACAGACTTGGATTTATTGGCGGCAGTGATGCTCGCCGTATCATGGAGGGAGACTGGCACAGTCTTTGGTTAGAGAAGACAGGCCAGCAAGAATCCGCAGACTTATCAGATAATCTTGCAGTTCAGATTGGCGTAACAACTGAAGACTTTCACCTGTCTTGGTTTCTAAAACACGCGCTTGACCCTAAGCAAGACCAGCTTGACAAACAAAAAACATACGAAGGCACTCACTTAGAAGTGCCATGCAAAGGCACAGTAGATGCAAAAATATATCAAGCACACAAGATTGTAGAGTGCAAGCATACCTATGACCGCAACACAATCGAGTCCTGCATCAAACAATATATGCCGCAGTTACAATTCTACATGATGGTTTCAGAAACAGAGTCATGTTACTTGTCTGTTATATTCGGTAACAGAAGGTGGGAAGCTGTTGAGGTATCTCGTGATGAAACATACATCAGCCGCATGATGATACACATTAAAGAATTTTGGCAGTTGGTTGAATCAAACACAGCACCTGACTCTGGCAAACAAGTTGAATCTTTATCTACAGATAACATACTTGTTAACGATATGGTCAGGCGTGATGCCACCAGCGACAACGAGTTCATCAGCAGATGCCATGACTACATTGAGCAAGAGGCTAACGCGAAATCATTCGAGTCAGCCAAAGCCGACCTAAAGGCTATGGTTGCCAACAACGAGCGAGAAGTATATTGCGACTTGCTCACTATCAAGCGCGACAAACGTGGCGCACTACGCATCAATGTAAAGGAGAACTAAGATGCAAGAACTAACCAAAGCACTTATAAAATTTCACAACTCAGGGGCGGCGGCAAAGAAGTCAGCCAACAATCCTTTCTTCAAATCCAAATACGCATCACTCGAAGAAGTGATTGAGACTGTGCGAGCCGAGGCTGGCAAGTGCGGCCTTACCTTTACACAGATGATTGACTTTGATGAGAGCTACATTTTTGTAACTACAACAGTAATGCACGAGTCAGGCGAGTCTGTCACAGGACGCACACCTGTACTAACCAAAGACAATACCGATCCACAAAAGATGGGGTCAGGTATTACATATGCCAAACGCTATGGACTGCAAGCCGCGTTTGGTCTGCCATCTGAAGATGACGATGGCAACTCAGCTAGCGCACCTGCGCCAAAGGTGTCAGGCCACAAGAAGACAACATCAGATGAAGGAGCATGGTAATGTCTGACTATGACAACACAAACAGAGGGGCTGTATTCCAGCCCTTCGAAGACCAAAATTTTGTATTGCAAGGCAAGCTTAACCTCAACGGCAAAGAATACCCTGTTGTTGTTATGCAAATGCAATCTAAAAACGGCAACAAACGCCTTGAGATTTATCAAAAGATGGGTGCAATGTTTGAAGAAAAAGAAAAAACAAACGACAAAGCACCTGATTATACAGGGCCAATGGACTTAATCGAGGGCAACCTACGACTAGCTGGTTGGCGAGAACAGAAAGATGGAAAGCCATATATGTCTTTACAAGCTAGTGAAGCACAGGCTAAAACAGAACAAGCACCTGCTGTTACTGGTGAAGTTGTCAATGACATTGATGACGTTATACCTTTTTAATTAGCAAAGGTCTGTTCTCCAACCTCCCTTTGCTACCGCACCCCAGCTTCTCCTCCAGAGGTTGGGGTGCTTGCATTTAAAATCGCAACAACCACGAAAGGAATGACCAATGCGTGTATGTTTTATTGTGACAAGAGATTCTTCAGAAGTTCCAAAAGCACCTATGGCTACTGTGTTTATGGTCTGGAAAGAAGCCGCCGCAACAATAGCCAATCTAGGATTTCAAGAAATAATGGACTATGATTTATTTGATGAAATCATAACTACTAATGGATTGGCATTTGAACGCGAAACAAAAGATGGCGGGTGGATTAAGGCATCCATAAAAGCATCAACACTGCGCGGCAATGTAAATCACTAAACAAGAAAAAAGGAATTAAAATGGTAGTAACAACACAATCGCAACCAGAAAAAGTAAGAGGCAAGTGGGACTTCATACCATCTATGTCACCTGAAACCTGCTTAATATTTGAAACAAAAGAAGAAGCAGACAACTGTAGACGAGCAATATACTGGCACGGATACAAACCTATCAGTCGCAAAACAAAAAAAGGATGGATGGTATGGCGGTCAATTAACTTAGGCAATTAAACCTTTACGATATTTATTTACTCTATCGTAAGTAAGAACTTCTTTACGATTGCCCTCTGTTTTGTAACTGCAATGTATCCAACCAGTATTGCCACCCTCATAATGCTCAAGAATTAGCTGGTCAAACTCTAGATTGCCAGCTATCCAACCAGCAACTTCTAAATTAGAAATACTTGGCACTTCAAAGTCAGCCGCTTCACCTTTTGCGTGTTGAGAATTAACTGTGCTACCTATCGCAACACACAACTCAGGACTACGATACCCACTGCTGGGGCTATAAGGTATGTTGTATTGAGTTCTTACTGGTTCTAATACATTCATACACAAAGCACGTAAAGCCTCTGTATGGGCTTCTGTGGGCGTATTAGGAATGCCTTTGCGTGTAGCTGTCTGACTTTTAGACAACTCTTCTAAATTAAAATGAGGAGATAGTTTCATTATTTTGTTAAACCTTTTTGCTTTTCATATGTACGAAGTCCACCAAGACCGAGCATCCCTAGCAATACTGTCATTAAAGTATCCATGTCAAAAGCTGGGTAAGGTACAGGCTGATAGCCCATATATGCTGTCACCACATCAGCCACAGGAATAACAAGAAAATGAACAAAGAGAGCAAGTCCACAAGTCCAACCAACAAACGGCCTCCATCCAGCTACAAAGATGTTCTTGCTCTTGGCTTCTTCTGCGTTGATAGCTAACTGTCCTTTTGCTAGCTCTTGAGCATGACGTTCTGCCATTGTAGCAATCTCATGGGCTAGCTTGTTCTTTTGGTCTTTATCTTCTACAAACTTGCCAATTAAATCTGTGGCTGGGCCAATCAATGCCTGAATCATTCTACAAACTCCAATATGTTACCGTCTTGCACCTTAACTTTTAACTCTTTACATGACCACTTCTGGTCAAAGTTATTGGTGTAACCTACGTTACGCTTAATTTTTCTGCGTACGGACAAGCACTCAGACAAGGACTGATAGGGCGTGTACTCTACTTTCTCGCCACCCATAACCAACAATAATACAAAAGTTAGTTCAATCACCGTTACGCAACTTCTCTATATTTTCTTCTAAGCTAGTTATCCGCTTCTCGTAGAACTCTAAGGTTAGTTTCTGCTGTTGGTCGTAAGGTGCTTTGCCACCTTCTATCTCGTTCTGTAGCTTCTCTAACTCAGTAGCTAAATGCTCTATCAGCATGAACTGTTCGCTATCTGCTGGCAAGCTACCCATCTCGCCTCTAGGCCACTTAATCCGAAACTCTGTGTTCTGTTCTAAGTCAGACTGCATCATGGTCTGGTTTGTCTCTAGTGTGTTCAGCCTCTCTATCAAACCAAAGTAAGCCCACGTTGCTAGACTAGCCGCCGCAACCATACTAATGATGTTGCGTAACGGCAGTGCTACCTCTGTGTTTTCATTAAGCTTAGTAGCCATTTACTTCTCTGAGTTTAACCATACCGCTAAACTACCAGTCATCGCACCAGTTACTACAGATATTAAACTTGCTTGCTGTGTTGTTAAATCTGGCTGTGATAATGCCCACTCAATACAGCGTATGTAAACACCTGTCATGCACAGCATCATAAATCGTGGCAATATCTTTAGTTCTAATAGCTTTCTTGCTACATCTTCTGCACTCATTTGAAGCCTCCTTTTAACCAAATCATCCACGCAAATAACCCAGCCACCATTGTAGCTATAAGCAAACTAACAAACCCCAGCCCTAAAGCCTCCATAAAATTTTCAATTTTCTTTTGCCTTCTACGCCTCTCTGCTAACCTTTCTTTTCTTAGGTCAGCTTGAATACGCATTAAATCATCCCATGCTTTAAACCCATAATTAGCAATAAGAAAATTTTTTAATTCATGCTCCATCTTCTCAGCCTTCTTCAAAGCTTGATAAGTATCAAGAGCCTGTTCCTCTACGTTTTTAAATCTTGATGATTTCTTTTCTTGATGGGCTTGCTTCACATCAGCAATAGCACCCATCCACTTGCCTATATCCTTAGACATAGACTCTACTTGTTTGCCAGCCCTATAAGCCTGTACTATTCCCCTGTATGCTGTTGTAGCTACAGCTATAGCCGATACAGGGTCTATAGCCATGCTAGCCTCGCCAGACTACAGCTAACAACAAAAGTATTATTGCACCAGCAGAGCCAATCATGATGCTTTCCATGCGCTTTATGCGTAGGATTGTTTCTGTCCAGCGTTCATCTGATACAGCAATATGCTTTTCAAGCTCGACATGAATGGATTGAATAGTCGGCTTGTTCAACCTGCAATCTCCATAGCAGTAATAGTGCTTGTACCCGTAAATGTTCCAGCACCTCTTAAATTTATATATACATACACTGATGATGATTCAGATTTTACTTGAACCTTATAAGTAAGCTGGCTAGTAGTTGATGGAGAGCGTAAAATTTGCTCATTTGATTGGCGTATCATATTACCACCAGTATTATGCCTAATCATAGTACGCATTATTTCTGTGCTGTTTTCCATTATTCGCAGTTCATTATTATAGTTTGCAACATCAGCACTATAATCAACCGTTGAAAATAAATATATTTTGCTGGATGTAGCTGTAGGAGTAATATTTACAGACAAATCTGTAACGTCAACAAATGAACCAGAGTTGTTTGTAAACGAATTAGTTTTATGAGTGCTTTGAACCTGCAACACTTTACCGCCAACCCCTGCTGGCAATGCAGATACAGCAGACAGAGACTGATTGTTTAGTTTAATTAGTGCCATGTCAGTTTCCTACCCTATTAAGT